GGCTGGCGCAGCACCTCGAGCGTATCGCGGGCAAACTCGGGCAGCTCGTCCAGAAACAGCACGCCGTTGTGCGCCAGACTGACCTCGCCGGGGCGGGGGACAGACCCGCCGCCCACAATGGCTGTCGAGCTGACGCTGTGGTGCGGGCTGCGGAAGGGCCGCTGCTTGATAAGCCCCGTGCCGCCGCGCAGCAGCCCGGCCACGGAGTAGATGGCGCTGGTCTCGAGCGCCTCCTCGTAGGTCAGCGGCGGCAGAATGCCCGGCAGCCGCTTGGCAAGCATAGATTTTCCGGTTCCGGGCGGCACGATGTACTAATACAATGTTAGGGTAAAAAAATAACGTCAAGGTCAAAATGGCCGTACCGCCCGTCCTTTACCACAATATGGTCTATCACGGACGCCCAGAGCGTGTGGCGCTCCTGCGGTGACAGCGTGGCGTATATGCTGCGGAAATCCCCGGCCAGGAGCTGCCGCAGCGGCTCCAGATCGCGCCCGGCGATCTGGCTCTGCTGTGCGGCCTGGGCCGCCTCCTGCTGCCGGATCAGCGCCTGGTACTTTTCATCGTAGGCTGCGCGGTCTATCATGCCGTCCACATACAAGTCCTGGAGGCGGGACAGTTTCCGCTGGATCGCGCCAACGTCCACGACGGCGCGCCGCCGCTGGGCCTCCTGCACATCAAACTGCGCTATGTAGGCGTCCAGCTGCGGCTGGATATGATCCAGCAGCCAGCCCTCCAGGCGCGGCTCCCAAGGCGTCGTTTTCCAAGAGCAGCGATTTTCGATCCAGTGCTGCGTACAGCGATACCGCAGATACAGCCGATTCCATTTGTAATCGAACTGAGGGAACGCTTTCAAGGTGCAGCCGCAGACAGGGCAGCGCAAAAGACCCGTAAACACATAGCTATACTTGCTTTGCCGCGTGTGGCCGGAGGCCTGCCTTGCCAAGATTTCTTGAACGCGCTGGAACTGATCCGGCGAGATAATGGCAGGGCAATAATTTTTATTATCCCGGTACTGGCCGCAGTACAAACCGTTCCGCAGCATCCGGCCTATCGTATTACGGGGCAGATCAACGCCGCACTGATCGCGCAGCCAGACCTGCGTACTGCGTGCGCTTTGTGCCGCCTCATAGTGATCGAAGAACGCCCGCACGATTACGGCCTGATCTTCCACGATCTGCACGCGGTGGTCGCGCACCTCCAAACCATAAGGCAGGGATTTAGAGCCGAAGATCGCGCCGCCGTTCTTAACCCGCTCCGAAAATACAAACTTTATCCTGTCCGCCGTTCTGTCGCTCTCGTCCTGGGCGACAGACAGGCGGATATTTAAGTTTAACCGCCCGTTCGTCGTGCTGGTGTCGTAGTCCTCCAAGATCGCTTTCCAGTTTGTCCCGGCGGCGTCCAGCACATCCTGCACGCGGTAATACTCCCGCACACTGCGGAACCACCTGTCCAACTTTATAAACAGCACATAGTCAACGCCGCCAGCCTTTACGGCCTCCAGCACGCGCAACAGGCCGGGGCGGCGCTGTATTTCTTTTCGCGCGCTCACGCCGTCGTCGCTGCACTCCGCCACGATCTGGCACTGGAACGTGTCGCAGAACTCCCGCAGCGCCTCCCGCTGCGCACCCAGACTGTAGCCGTGCCGGGCCTGTTCGTCCGTAGACACACGTATGTATAGAATAACTCTTGCGCGATACCACGCATAATTTTGTGGTTTTCCGTACAACATAATAAAAACACCCCGCGAAATTGTATAAAGGTACTATGCCGCGCGGCGTTTTTGTGCTATACTTTGTGCTGTGGGGCGTGAAGTATGGCAGTTTTTGCCGTGCAGCGCGTTCTTTGGCCGTTCCCGTGCGCCAACACGGGGGCGGCTTTTTGTATTTAAGAGAGGGGCAATGCTTGCGCATATTTGTGTGGGAGGCCCGACAGCGGGCAGGACTGACGCTCCAGCAGCTGGAGCAGCGAACCGGGATAAGCCGCAGCACCTTAAACCGTATTGAAAACGGCCAGACCGTGCCGCGCCTGGATCAGCTGGAGGCCATAGCAGCCGCGACAGATACGCGGATCACGGCCTTGTTTGACAGCCCTTTTAAGTGAGTATGCACCCGGCGTGCAGGAAAATCAAGCCGCGCCGGGGCTATTTCTCAATATTGAGAAATAGCGGCCCAAATTATTGCGCCGCCGCCCCACCCGGCGTATAGTCGAATAAAGGAGGCGACGGCGAAATGAACAGGGCGCAATACTGGCAAGCAATAAAAGCGCTGCTGCGCGACGCAGACCTGGGAATACTGCGGCGTGTGTATAATTTCGTGCAGCAGATCACCCTACATTAAAAAAGGCGGCGGCCTTTACTGGTCGCCGTCCTTTTCTTTCTTTTCGCGCTCACCCAGGCCAAGCGCGTAACCGTACATAAAGGCGGCGTTGTCTTTGCCCAGGCCGCCCTCCATGCGCTGGATCGCTGCGTCGTCCATGTAGCGCTCCATGATTTCGGCAGGAATAGCCCCAGCCAGAAATTTGTCGATCAAGTCCCGCAGCTTTACCCAGTCCTCCTCCGAGAACTGCGCGAAACCCTTAAAAATGGACTTTGCAAGCGTGTTGTCGCCCTGCATGATGCTGTCCACGATCCCGCCCAGCGCGTCGTCCGTATTCACGAACATTTCACCCTGCCCGGTGGTGAGCCAGCCATAGTCTACGTTGAACTCTTTACAGAGGGCAAGGGCCATGCGATCAGTTAAAGCGCGGTCACCGCTTTCGATGCGGGAAATAGCCACGCCAGTAACGCCGACGCGCCGTCCGACCTCCTCCTGACTTAGGCCCAGAGCTTTGCGAAATTGCTTTAGGGTAGTCTCCATAATAAATCACCTCCTGCCAGTATATTAACACAGTATCTTAACCTAGTCAAGATGTAAAACAAAGAAACTTGACCAACGGTAGAGGCGGTAATAAAATAGGAATGAACAAGGGAGGCCGCGACGATGAACAGACCACCAGAACCAAGCTACACAGCACCGACGCCGAACCGCAAGGAAACGCGCCGCCGCCAGGCCGACCTGTACGACTACAACATGGAGACGGAGGGCGCACGCATTCATGTTGAGGTATGGCTGCATGAGGAAATCACCCCGCCGCAGTCTGCCGAGATTTTCCTTGCAATGGAAGAATTACGCCGGGCAGTATGGCGCGCCACAAAAGAGGCCCGGCGGATCACCCAGGCGGCGCAGCAGCCGCCGCAAGTATAGGAGGACACCCACATGAAAGAAGAAACTGCCCGCGCCCTGACTTTGGCAGCGTGCGCGCTCCAGGCGTATGCGCTGGCGAAAAGTTTTAAGCGGGAAGTGATCGACCCGTACCGCGAACCGCACAGGGAGGACGACGCCTTGGCCGACGCGGTGCAGCAAGCGCTGAACACCTACCCGCCCAAAGACCGTGAACGGATCAAAGCCAAGAACGGCGAGATCGTCCAGGCGGTACTGGACACCCTCAAAGAAAAGACGGGCGGCGACATGACGCTGCGTGAAGCATACGCCATCCTGCAAATGGTACAATACACCATTGAGGCCGAGGCAATGAGCGCGACGCGCACCCAGACCGTGGCCGACGTACACCTCTAAACAAAGGGCTGACGCAGAAATAGGAGGCCAGCGTGGAGAAAAGAAAAACAACCCAATGCACCGAGCGCGGCCAACACAAGCGCTGCGCCCACCTCTGCCGGGGTGAGGCCCCGTGCTGGCGCAACTATGTATGCGACCCGGCAAAAAATAAAGATTGCACAGGCATACCCGGCGGGCGCTGCATGATCTGGTGCTACAACACACTGGACAAAGACAAGGCGCTGATCCCGAAAAGCTGCTGCAAGTATGGCCCGGCACGCCGGATCGCTGGCTACTGCCGCCCGCTGCTTTTCCTTTACCTCAAAACCCTGCAATGGCGCGGCATTGTGCCACGCGCTGCACCCGGCGCGGTGCGTGTGGCACTGAAAGACAAGCTGCACGAGGCGACGGCAACGCCACGCTATTACATAAGAAAATGGCGCGGCCAAGTATGACCGCGCCAGTAACGGCTTACACTTTGTAAGCCTCCCCGGCGGCAGTAAGGACTACGCCCTCTATGCCGTCGTCGCTGTACATCGTCTCAGAAGAAAGTCCTGCTTTCTCCAACTCAGACGCTGCACGCTTTAAGGTAGGAACAGACAGGCCTAAATCGTTTATGTTGTTCCCGCCGCTTTGGCTCCAGCGCAACAGCTGGGCCGCTGCTTTAGATAACTTCATAGCATTTTCACCCCCTTTCGCGCAACCCGCAACCGCTGGGCTTTATAGGTACACCCGGCACGGGGCGGGATTTACTTTAGAATGGCAACAGCAAGCGCCACCAGCGCCACAGCGTTGTCCGCAATCCACTTGCGAATTGTGCGTTTATATTCAACGCGCTTTTCTTGCTGGTGCTTTTCCTCTACGGCCTCTATGTAAGCCTCCGAGGTTTCGCGCCACCAGTCCATATACTCTTTCATATTCACGGCATTTTCACCACCTTTCGCGCTGGCCGGGGCGTTTGCTCCGCCCTGGCCATGTTTTAGACATTCTCAACTGCATATATTTCTCCTTTTCTCTCCGGGAACCCCAGGCGCTGCAACGCCTGGGGTTTTCTTTTTTTGCAGGATAACTCGTGCAGAAATAGCTGTCAACCGGGGCTGAGAGGCTGCAATTTTGACTAAGGTAAACAAAAATATAACGCTGTAAGTGTGCAATGTGCTAAAATATTACCTACGGTAAGAAAATAAGTTGACAAAACTACCATAGTAAACTATAATCTTAACCAAGGTAAGGCAAACCAAAACAAAAGAAAATTTTTAAGGCCCCGCGCGACGGGGAGCAAAGGAGAACAAAATGAAAATGCTTGAAACGAAACAGGAGATCGCGATTGCGATCAATATGCACGAGATGCCAGTTGTTCGGATTGACCTTGCGGACGCCGACGAGTACGGCATTAAGTCACAAAAGGTGCTGATCGACAACGGGAAATTCAGACGCTTGAATCCCACTGACCCGGATATGCCTTATCTGGTGCGGGCCGAGATCAGGGCTTTTGTTGATGAAAAGAAATTCACGTTCGCATCGTATGGCTGCTGCCTGTCCAACACGTTCGGCTACCACGATATGGAGGAACTGCTGGACTACGCAAATGCACCGATCATCAAGCGGGATTCCGATGTGGTGCTGGCAATCGTGGACAGCCGCCGGAAGGTCGCATACAAGCCGATCATCCTACACACAAGGAACCGCGTTGACCCGAACTGTCAAGTTCCGCTCGGATTCACCGACGAGGACAACGACGCAACCGAGTACATCCGGGCCGCCGGATGCCGTGAATGGAAATATTGAGGAGAACACCATGAAAAACATTGAAGTAACCTACGAGGCGATGTATCCGCTGGAGACCGGCGACTACGAACAAGGCGAAGCCGCCTTTATCCTGCCCATGACAGACGAGCTGGCCGCTGAATATCTGGCAGGACGCGCCACGGATCGCGGCGCGGTCAATCTGGTAGAAACCGCGCTGGAGGCCGTTGAGGTTATGAGGGGCCGCGTCTATGTGCGCGGCAGTATCAAAGCCTACTGCGAAGCCAAGTAAACCACCCACCCCGGCGGGCCAGCTGCCCGCCGCCTGTCTGGGGGCTGATCCGCCCCGCCGATGATGGCCCAGGGAGGGCCGAAACAGGCCCCGCGCGACGGGGAGGAAGGAAAGAAAGATGACGGTTTTTCAAGAATTGACAAAAGGAATGAAGTTCAGCGAACCCACGGAGGACATCAAAAAGAACATGGTAAAAGTCTTTGAAAAGAATTTCAGATGCCCGCCATGGAATGACGTGTACGATGACGGGTGCAGGGAGTTCACCAGCTGCGAAAGCTGCTGGTTTGGGTACATAAACAGTGAAGTAGAATAAAGGCTGCAAAAGCGAGAGCCGGACGCGATCCGGGGAAAAGGAGCCGAAAATGACTATTGCAACACTTGAAAAAATTCACGAACTGCTGAAAAAGGAAGTTAAAACCCGCAACAATGCGCTGGAACTCACCAGAAAAGTATATAACGAAAGACAGGACGACCTAAAGGCAATCGCCGCCGCAACGGACGATATGAGCGTGGCTGCAGCAAAATGGGCCGTAGCGGCAGCACAGGCGGCATACGATGAAGCACGGCGGGAAAACTACGACGCAGACGCCGCCCTCCGCGATTTTGAAAAACAGGAATTTTGAGGAGGCCAGACTGTAACAACACAGGAGGAAACAAAACCATGAACGAAAAGCAGAAACTGATCCGCGAAACCGCACAGAAATTTGAGGCCCTGCGCCCCGACATGCAGCAGTTTGTGCTGGGCTATCTGGTAGCCAGGCAGAACCAGCAGGGAGGCCGACATGATGGGAAATAAAGACATTTGCAAAAGCTGCCAGTACAACACGGGCGAGTATTTCCTATATTGCGAGTTGAACTGTTACGGAGTTACAAAAACAGACGGCCACGGCATCGTCTGGAAGTGCGACGACTACCTCCAACGCCAGACCGCCACCAAAGAATAAACCCACCCCGGCGGGCCAGCTGCCCGCCGCCTGTCTGGGGCTGATCCGCCCCACTGATGATGGCCCAGGAGAGCAGAAACAGGGAGAAAAACATGGAAGAATACGAAAAGATAGTGGCCGAGGCCCAGGAACTGGCCACAGAGAACCAGCGCAAAATTGACATACTGCTGGCGGACATGAACCGCCAGGAGCTGCGCAACACCCGCACCGACGCCGCCGCCTTGGCCGCTCTGGAGCGCGATCTGCTAAACATTGTGAACGGCTCCAGAATCAAGCGGGCCAGAGATCGCGGCCTCCTGCGCTGCGCTGCCGCCACGCTGCACAAGGTGCGCCGCCAGCTGCTGGACGACGCAGACCGCGCCGCGCTCTGTGAGCGCTGCATGAACCCGCACGTTTTGAAAGACCAGGACGAACTGGACGACGTGTGCGCCCAGTGCCCACTGGAAAAGACGGCGGGCTGATATGCCAGCGCGTGACAGCTACATGGACGGCGGCAAGCCCGCCCGGTCTGCCGTCCCGCAGCAGATGGATATACCGGGCTATGGCGGGCGGTACTACATCCGCATAGACGGCACAGTCTGGCGGAGACGGAAAAGCAAAGACACGCGGATGCGCGGCGTGAGGCGCGGCAGAAACCGGGAGTACAAGCTCACCACGCCGGAGGGCCGCACGATCTGCAAGACCGCGTCCGCGATCATGCGCGAAACCTATTTCCGAGGGCTGCCGCAGAATATGCGGCTAGTGCATAAGGACGGGCTGGAAAGCAACTGGGCCTACTGGAACCTGCAACCGATGACACTAAGCGAGATGGGCAAGAAACACAACCGCGGCATAGATGCCCGCTGTGTGCTGAAAATTGACCCGGCAACAGGCGAGGTCGTGCAGATTTTCCAGAGCGCGCGCGAGGCCGGGCGGGCTGCGTTTTGCTGCGGCCAAACGATTGCGGACGCTTGCAACCGACGCAGCAAGAAACGCCCAGGCATAGCGCCGGACGGCTACCGCTACTGCTGGGAGAAAGGAGAAACGAGCGAATGAAAAGACAACTGCGCGCCCTGCTGGCGCTGCTGGCCGTGCTGGCAGCAGACGCGGCGTTCTGGGCACTGATCTGGTGGGTAGTGCAGCAGCTGCGCAGCCTGGTTTGTCTGCTGTTTGTTATGTGCGCCGCCGTCTGGCTGGCGTAACGAATTTTAGGAGGATATGGCAAAATGACGAACGAAGAATACAAAAAGATCACAGAACTGGAATACAAGGCCAAGCAATGCCGCGCGGAGGGAATCGACCCAGAAATAGACGACGGCACGGCCTGGGCAATGACGCACACGCGGCAGTGCCGAATGGTAACAGACGGCCAGCGCTTTTGGGAACAGCCGCGCCTGATCCTGGAGTTTGATGTATTCCAGGGCGGCGTCGTGACTATGCGCTGCTATCTGCGCAATATTCCGAAACTGCCGCGTGCTGTAATCGAAAAGACACACGCAAGCGTAGCAGGTGACGACCTGCTGTATATGTTCCCGATCTATGAAACAGTGATCTTTGACCACACCCACCGCGACGCTCAGGGCCGTACATGGCGCGAAACGATCCGGGGCGACTACCGCAAATACCAGCAGGAACAGGAGGCGACGGCAAAATGACGAACTTTGCACAGTGTTTGCACGCTCCGACAATCCAGCAGGAACAGCCCGCCACGTTCGCGGTGCTTTTTTACGTAATCACCCACGGCGCGAAGAATGACAAGACCATGCCCGGCTATATGCTGGAGAACGGCGTGGAGCTGGCGGACTGGCTCACGATCACAGCAGACGGCCAGCGCCTTTATCTGGCTATCGACGACTATCTGGGCATGATCCGGGGCCAGCGCACGGACTGCCGGGCCTATGCAGCCGTAGGCGAAAGCCCGGAATATTTCAAGCTGGCCAACGTGATCGCATGGGGAGAGCCGGACGAACACCACGCGCAGCCCATGCAGCTGTACACGCTGCACACGGGCTGCACACCAACCGAACTACCCAGCGGCGCTACACCCTGCCGAGACAGCAGCGGGAATATGGCGGGCTGGTACGACAAAAACGAAAGGAGCAACGAATGAATAAACGCGATCTTGTGGCAGCAACCACGCGGGACTTTTCCCGCCTGTCCTACGAGGCGCAGCAGTTTGTCCTGGGCTACATGGTAGCCCGTGCCAACTGTTGCACCGCCAACACAACCACCCCGGCGGATCAGCCGGAACAGAAAAAGCCCGCATTATGCGGGCGGAGGTATTAACAATGCAAGGCTTGAATGTTGAAAGATTGTACAAAACTCTGGCGCGGATCATGGCAGACCGTGAGGGCTGCCGCGTGTCCGTTGACGTGCAGCCGATCCAGGCCGCGCGCAGCGCATGAGGCCGTACTGGCAGCGGAACCAGGACAGCAAAGCCTGGCTTCGCCGCTGGGAGGAAAAGCGCCGCCGCGCATTTGACGGCGGCCAGATCGACCACAGCAAGGACAAGAGCGCACCATGGAGCCACCCGGCACACTATGGCTACCTTGTGCCGCTGACAGGCGCAGCCCTGGAGGCATACAAGGGCTGGAAAATCCGCACGGGCAACACCGAAACATCCGACGCGGTGCGCTGGGCTTTTGAGGACTGGTACATAGGATTCTGCCGGGACGAAATGAAAAAGACAGCAACCAGAGCAAAGGCCACCGACAGTTACATGGAATATAGGCGAAAACAGAACAAAAAAGGGGCCAGTGTCTAACGGCTTGACAACCGACACTGGCCCAACATCATAAGGGCGGACACAGCGCGGGAACGCTGCGGCCTACTAAAAATATAGCACGGTAGCGCCGCCACGTCAACCGAAAAGCAAGGGGCCGAAAGGCCCCTATAACGCCCTTGTGATAGGTACTAATGTTTCGACGAAAGGCAGCTATCACACTATGGCAAGAAAAGCAGCGCAGCCCAGGCTGGGGGCTGGGGGCGCAGCGCCCCAGAATGGCAGACAAGCCGCCCGGCAGAACCTGGCCGCAGTCACAACGGAAAAGGGCGGCGCGGCAGAGCAGAACATCACCACCGCCCAGGGCTTGCTCCCTATCCAGCCAAAGAAACAGAAAGGCCACCGCCACTCTGCCGGGAAGTGGCAGCCCTACGACTACGAGAGCGCCTACGAGCTGCCCCTGGATCAGCTGACAGAGCAACAAGTCCAGGAAATGATAGACAGGGAGCGCCGCGTCGTCTATGCGACTAAAACCGTAAAGCACGGCCACCAGTTTGACGTGGAGATTTTCCCGGACTTTACCCACCTACCAGGAACCCTGCCGAAAGATCGCAGCAACCGAGAGGCACAGCGCAATTTGAACGACAGAAACAGCCGCAAAGAGTGTGAGCGCCGGATCAATGAGAATTTCGGCCCAGACGATTACTGGGTGACGCTCACCTGCCTACCCAGGGAAGAACCGCAAACAATGGAGGACGCCCTCCGCCTATTCCAGAACTACATCAAGCGCATAAACTACCGCCGCAAAAAACGCGGCCTGGAGCCAGCGCGCTATGTGTACGTCACAGACTGGACAAAGAACGGACGCCGCGTCCGCACCCACTACCACCTGGTACTGGACGGCGGGCTGCCTATGGACGAGGTTATAGAACTTTGGGGCCTGGGCAGAAAAAACACTGTTGAATACCTCACCCTGGACGAGCGCGGCCTCTCTGGCCTGGCATACTACATCACGAAACCGCACGCCAGCGACACCGAGGACATAAAACACAAGAAGCGCTGGACGGCCTCCAAAAATCTGCGCCGCCCGGCGGAACACAAAAACCATCAAGCCTTTGGCCGCCGCAAGGTCGAGGCCCTGGCGA